TAAAATCGTAGGTAGGCATTGTCAGTTCCTATTCTGTGGTTGTGCAATGGCACAGATATACTTTGCCGTTGGCATGTCTGCCTCAAACAATTTCTTTGCCTCGTTCTGAGATGCTGCCATGACACTCTTGAAGTGATGACGATTCCCTGTACTGTTCAGGGTGTAGCAAATCTGATAGGGATACTGTTTCATGGTATAAGAAGTGCAGATTGATAGCAGGGATCCTCTTGCTCAGGGCAATCACATGTGCTGTCACACCAACCCAATGCCTCAGCAACAGTCGGGAACTGACATACAAAGTGACGCTTACAGAGTTCAGCGATCTCCATGTGTTCTTTCTGTGTACCATTAGCAGTACGCAGATTGATATAATGGATCCATGACCTGAGATTTCCTGTCATGTAGAGTTTTGTTCCTACGGCGAGGGGAAGCACGAAGCGAGCACACTCCTTTGCAATATCATCTTCAAGCATCTGTTGATAGAGTTCCATACCACGCTTGAAGTAATCTTGCATGAGGATCTCATACTTCTGAACCAGAAAAGGATCCAGGTCATCGATACTATTCTGCCTGTTCTTGGTGTCTTGACGACGCAGTTCAGGCAGTTGGATGTCACCCAATTCAGATGAGTCTGCATAGCGTTGAGAAAATTCTTGGAAGCAGAACGAACGGTGCCTCAGAATTTGAGCTGCCAGTCCCCTGGTAGTCTCAATCTGTAAGGTCATCGATGCCTGCTCAAACACAGACCAGTGTCCATGCTTGATGCAATACTTCAACAGACCACCAACCTTAGGGTTGTCCTGGTTTGCTGGGTTGCTCACGCGAGCAATGTAACCGATAGTTTTCTCTGCATCGGGAGTGACAGAGACCAGACATACTTGTGGTTTCATTTCAGTAAGAGTTTAGCGACGAGGTATAGTCCCAAGGATTGAAAGTATCCTATCACGGGTAGTCCAAAGATGGCAGGCATTGAAACATTCCACGCTGCCCATACAAGAAAGGGTGCGACCATTAATCCACCGAGGAAACCCAACGTGGTGAGTGCCACCATCTTACTGTCTTGATCCGTCCAAGGTTGTTCTTCTTCACCAGGTTTCTTGATGTTGAATGTGTACATGGAGTTCTTCATTTCTTTTTCTTGTCCTTTTGCTGAGACCCATACAGTTTAGGATTAACTCTCCCTTCTGTCTGGGTCATGTTTACAAAGTCATGGCGGTAGTGATCCCAATAATGATCAAAGATATCTACTCTCTTAGGAGCAACAGCAATGTCAAACTTGGTCATACCATCCAAGGTATATTCAATCAAGTAGGCAGTGTAAGGCAAGGACCTGTCTTGACTCAACGATGGGTCACAGTCCTCGAAGAGTATCTTAATCTTCAAGAGCGATTGCCCCACTGAATCTGGGGGAATGCTTCACTAACACATGCCTTGGTAACTTTATACTTCTTACCAAGAGCCTTGTCCTTAGCAGCGATGACAACCTCTGCTTCATCAGGATGCAGACCTTCGAGCAGTTGAATGAACATCTGCTCACGCTTCATGGCACTGATGTTAGATCCACCCTTGAAGAAGTGGTGGAGGATACGTGACTCATGCTCCAATCGTGTGTGCTCAGTGCCAGCAGGTGCCTCGTTCTTATTGTACGGAGGAGCACCCTCAGGCAGCATAGACACGATGGATTCATCGTAGTTGATGATCAGAATAGATTTAAGTGCTTGACTTACGTGGTCTTGCAGGATCTTAACCTTTTCTGCTTTGGTCTTTGCGCTGTGTGCCTTTTGTAGGACTTCGGAGATTAACAGTTTCATATCAAAAGTCGGTGATGTGATCTAGCATTTCGGTCAACTCATGCCTACCAAAGTAGACATACATCTGTCCTCGACCAGGAGGTTCAGTAGTTTCAAACGTATTTATGATGTCATCGTAAACTTGTTTAGGAATGCAATCAAAGTCGATTAATTTCCGATTGCGTTCGTAGTTCTGTGCGGTTACATCATCGCAGAATTGTTCGGGAGACATGTCCAACCACCGTTCAAGTTTTACTTTGGACAGTGGACGTTGACGTTTGCCAGCAACGAAGGTGTCATCATCAGACAGATAGTTAGGGATACCATCACCTCTATCACCCTTAATGATGTGCTCCAAGAGATACTTCTTGGGGTCTAGACACTGGACAAACTTCTTCTGGATAGGATTGTATTGTGAGACAAACTTATACCGTTGAAGTTGTTGGAAGTCTTTGTCACCACTCATGATGAGGACTTTCTGTGGTGGTTGCATGTTGTTCTGCAACCTGATGTTACGGTATGCCTGGTCCTTTACAAGGGATGCGATGACATCATCTGCCTCAGCACCATCGACTTCGATAACCTTGTAAGGAAGATTCTCTTTGATCTCGTCACGAATACGATTCAAGACATCAAAGATCTCATTCCAATCCAGAGAAGACTTCTCTCGATCTTTCTTACGTGTACCTTTATAGTAAGGAAACTCTTTGCGTCGCCAGTAATGCTTGCTGTCATAACAAAGGACCAGTTCACCATACTCCTTACTAAACTTAGAGCGATAGTATCGCAATGAGTTCAGTACCATATGGCGGACTAGTCCTTCGCTGATAGTCTGACTGGTTGACAAAGAAACCATTAGGTTGCTGATGCAAACCTGATTCATATCAACAAGGATCATTAGACCTCAATCGTCTTCGTCATACATCATATCATCTTCGTCATCAATGTGCAAGTAGATCAGAGGCTGGTCAGTCAGTTCTCCGTTCTCGTCATACATCTCAGGATGCATAGCAATCCTAGCGTAGTCTGCACGATCAACCCACACATCAAAGATATGCTTTAAGTTCCAGGATGCTAGGAATCCCAGAACAAAACTTCCGATGGTGAGGAAGAAAGCAATGTAAAGAAATGAAGCATCTGCCATAGCTGTTCTCCCTATGTGGTCTAAGTATTTATGGGAGAATCCAGATAATTCTCCGAGTATGCTACATCCCACAACTCATTGAGGATAGTATCATATTCTTTGTAGTCTGTACCATCTACAATACTGTTCACTTGCTTAGCACGAACAGCATCGTAGATAAGTTTCCATTGATGATGATTCAGATTCATTTCTTCCTCACTTTGGTTCCAGGTTTACGACCTGGTTTACGTTCGGCATGATAATCCCAAGCATCTTTCAAGATACCATAGAGATAGTCCCTGACCTTTCTTGCTTTGGGTTTAGGGAGATAACCATACGCTTCACGTAAGATCTTATCACCTCCCTTGATGTAGTCTTCCAACTCCAAGATGATGAAGTTTAGGTTAGCAGCACACTGACTCTCAATGAAATCATTAGTTTGTCGTCGTGTCCACTTGTTTGTTTTTAGGTATGGGTACAACCTGAACAGGAACTTCTGCTCAGTCATGGCAAGATCTATGGACTTGTCCACGAGTTCATATAGTTCCTGTTCATTATGTTGGGTCATCAGAGGCACTTGTTCTCACGAAGATAGGCAATCGACTCGGTGCATCCACCGATCTTGTTCCCATTGATCAGAACCTGAGGGAAGGTAGCTCGTTGACCAAACTCCTGTCGGAATTGGTCACGAGTGAAGTTCTGATCGAGAACAAGTTCACTATACTGCCAACCTCGCATCCTGTAAACCTCTTTGATCTTTGTGCAGTAGGGACACCCAGGACGAGTGTAGATTACTGTGCCACCAGGATTCTTAGCCATAATAATTTCAGGTAGAGATTAAAAAAGGGGACCGAAGTCCCCTGTATATATTATGTCAACGCTTAGGATCAGAAGGAATACTTCACACCCAGTTTACCACCGTAGCCACGGTCGATGTCGCTGTCGCCAGAACCGACGAAGGAGACTTCACCATAGACACCCAGTTGCTCGGTAGCGGCGAGACCGATGCCTGCCTTACCAGAAGGAACGGTGTCACTATCAGAACCATCGGGAGTCAGATAGGTAGCACCACCCTGAACGTACCAAGAGGCAGACTCACCCAGAGCACCTTCGTAGCCCACATGGAAATCAGTTGCGGCACCAGTGTAGTCAGAGCCAGTCCAACCAGCATTGGTTTCCACGTTGACGTAGGGACCTGCGAGGGCAGCAGACGGAGCCACAACAGCAGCAGTAGCGGCGAGAGTTGCGATAGCAGTTTTGATCATTTCTTTTTACCTGTTAGTTACTTGCGGAATGGTTACCCGCAGATGTATAGGGACTCGACTTGTCCCGTTTGTTACAAACCGTTAAGTCTTAACGGTATATGTATAATACCAGAGAGTCCAAAAATGTCAACCGTGTGACAGTTTTGTTTTGGAATCAAAACATTGAGGTCTCTCTGGGATCATGAGATAAGTGTACCAGGTTCTGGTGGTCTTGTCAATCCTTTCTCAGAGCATTACGAATCTTTTCAACTTGTTCTGGTGTAGGTTCTTGATCCACCACAACAGGTTCCTCAGGCATGTCAGGCACGATCTGTTTGAGTTCTTCGAGTGCCAAAGGAACATCCTCCAACAGTTCTGGATCCTGTTCGAGACGATCCATCTCACCCAACCAACCATAGTGGTATTTCCTCCACGCTTTAAGCATCCTCTTACGACCCTTGGGATCGTCAGGATACTTGCGTAGGATCTTTTGTAGACCTGTCAGTTTCTTGACACCATCCACAATCATACGATCTGTGTTCTTAGATCTACCACCGTTACCAGGACGGTTAGTGAAACCAAAACCTTCTGTCATTAGTAAACTTCCTCAATTTCAATTCTAAATTTAACACGGTCCTTTGTCTTCTGGCAAAGATACCAGAGGTTAGAACTCCTGTTATGTGATTCTTGATAGAACAATTCCTTAGGAGAGTAGGAGTTGTTGAATCTATCATCAGGATCCTCACCGACAGTCTGTACCCTAATCTTTTTAGGTAATTTATCTGGGTGACCAGGTAAGACGTTAGCACCTACGTCCCTAGGGAAGAAAGGTGTTTGAGAACCAAAGAGATCCTGATAGTCATCAGACTCATCCTGAATAGGTGGCCATACTAAGTCGAACGTTTGTCCAACACCATATGCGTACCCTTCATTGATGACATCCATGATCTCAACACCACATGCCCAGTAGATAGAGTTAGAGTATCTCTGAGTACCCGCAGGCAAGTGAGATGGCATCACTGTATATGGCCAGAATGCCACACGTATCTTACCACTACCACCAACATCTGTCGAGTTCTGCTTAGAACCATACTCACCCAGTCGATAGTCATGCATGAATGACATCTTACTGTACTGTCCATTGCTGGTAGGCATGGCTCCTTGTGGGAATCCATCGGTGCTCAGATTGATACCATAAGCATAGTAGTTATCGATAGTCTGCATTGCTGAGTTGAAGTTACTACCACTACCCGCCTTGAACTGAGTGTACCATGCCATGAAACCATGGGTGTTAGACATGTGAACATACGTCCTGAGATTCTCATTATCAAGAACTGGTTTACAGATCAGACCTCTACCATATTCAAACAGTGCATTGTAGAAGATACCACGACCACCTCTGATGTTTGGATTGCCATTGAAGTTTCCTTCACCATCGATGTTGGAACTCATGACATGTCCACGTCGGTTAGTATTCCTCTCATAGAAGTTACCATTGTAACCCTGATTGTCTGCCCACTCTTGACCATCATAGTAGATGCTATTCCACTCTACTGCTTGACCGTTGGAGGAGTTAGCATTGGTATCTATCTGACCCTGATCCCAGACATAAACTTTATCAGTCCATACTCTTCTAGGTTTATCCCAGAGACGGATAGAAAGTCTCTTGATTCTACCACCAGAAGTAATGCCTGCCGAACCTAGATACTCACCGATCCTAGGAGTATTAGAAGTAACCTCAGTCCTACCCATTGCCTCACCTGTGATAGGTGTGGTGCCAATGTCATACTGCCATGGTTTCTCGAAGACCTTATCGTCTCGGTCATAGATGATCCAAGATACGTTAGCGATACCTGCACTAGGACCACGTTTGATCTCATCGATCTCGAACAGCAACTTATCGCCCTTAACAACAGAGAAGTCACCAAAGTTATGTCCGATGTTTGGCCATGCTCCGATAGGTGCTTCGTAATTAATGATAGTGGTTCCGTTCTTCTTCAACTTGAACCTGAATCTAATCTCCTCACTCTCAACAGAACGAATAAGGAGACCGAATGCTTTCAGGCTGAGGTTAGCAGAGCGTCTACAACGAACAGTTTGTCTTCTGTAAAACTCGTGAGCATACTCACCACGGCAGAGACCAGCATTAGCCTGGTACTGCTCAGTGTTCTTGTTGGGTGGTGTCTTGGGACCACACTTAGAACGCATGACCATACCAGTCTCAAACGCTTTGTTGAAGAGTGGTTCAGCACACTGATCTCTGACAAGGATGTCAATCAATTCTGGTTCAGGTGCTGCTTGGTCATACACATAGCATTCAATACCTTCATACTTCCAAGTCGAACCAGGAGCTCCAACACGATAGTACAGTTTGAAGTCATCATAGTCTTCATCACTATCGGAACCATGAAGATCTTCCCACCACTGCTCACCAGGTCCATGGAACTTCACCTTGTTTCTCTTGTCAGGATTCATCTTCTGGTTAGAGAAGAAGACCCAGTTACCTTCGACAGAAGCAGGGTGCTGGTATGCATTGCCAGTCTTTGAGAAGGAGATGGTAGAACCATTGCTACCCACACCACCATTACCATCAGGGATGAGGAAGAACACGATGTCCTTACCTGCATACTGCTTCAAGGTGCCGACAGAGATAGTGTATTGAGTGTACTCAATGTCCCTCGTAGTGTTTGCTTCGATGACTCTCGCCCAGTGGATATTGCCACCATCTTTGTCAGCAATACAGACACCCCAACTGTTCTCGTATCCAGCAGATCCTCTCTTCACACTGTAATGAATAGTGAAAGGAACATCAGCATCACTAGGAATAGTGTATGCCTGTCTCTTATTAAACTTAGGCGGCGTCATGCTGCCTTGCATTTTCACAATGGAATACTTGTGATCAGTTGCAGTGCTGGGTCCAGGTCTGGTGCTACCAATAAAGAGAGAAGCATTACAGTCACTACCATCACTATCTCGGAGACAGAGTTTCTTACCGTTGTCTTGTACACTAATACCTTTGAGTCCAGTGTAATTAACATTGATAGTCTGACCAGCAGTGACACTCAGAGAAACACCTTTGCTTCCCCTTTCTCCTTTTCTAGTGACGGTCTGTCCTTGTCCGAAGTCAATCGTATTGAAGGACGTACCAGCATTACCAGGATCATCATCCCACTGTACGTTGATTTTCAGTTGACCACTACCATCACCACTCACAACAATGTTTCCACTGCTGTTGAAGACCGCACTGATCTCTGCCTTACCACCGTTGTAGTAACGATGCAGTTCTTGAATCCTCTCACCTTCTAAGAGATTTCCAGATGCACGGTCCTTATTGGGGAACACATACCCCAGAACTGTATCGATCACCTGCCCTGCTGCATCCATGGTGGCACGTTCGCCAGGACCCTTAGAGTCAGGAGCACCAGGGTTGATGGTCAGGAACGTATCCTGTGTGGTCTCAGAGTAGGAACGGAAGAGGGGCACGGACCCTTTCACCCTTTCTTTGAGGATATAGAAAGCAGGTTCACCTTGATTGGTGACAGTGTACCCACCTTTATCAGGTTGAGATGTAAGACCATACCTGTGGTCACTGGTACTACCACCAGCCTCAATGACCTCAATCTTAAAGGTCAGGTCTCTCTTGCCAGCATTGAATGTGTGTTCAACTTCCGTACCGATTGCAGGAAGATTACCCGAGAAACCATCCACCCACCATCTACTATCGTACTCACCATCATCATTAACGGATTGAATCTTAACGGTTACAGTTGCACCACCAACGCTTACGTTCCTCGTATGAGTCGTAGCACTATTGAAATACTTGTTACCTGCTGGACAGAATACCTTACCACCAGTGTAGTTACCTGCCACATCCGTGGTCTGGACACGCAAGTTATGCTTCACGAATGAACCAGTGCCATTACCCAGAGCGTCAGCAACAGGAGTGACCATCACATTAGGGACACCTGCTGTCTTGTATTCGTAGACAGGAATACGTTCTGGGAAGCAGTTAGCAACACAGATCTTCTTGGTGATTGAGTTCTGACCACGGAAGTAGAAGGTATCACAGTCCGCTGGTGGAGATCTGTATGTGCCTGTTGCATATGGTTTGAACAGACAGTCCAGATAGTTCTTGACACACGACTCCCACTCTGGATCATCAGTTGTGGGTATTTCTCTATCATTACAGATAAGAATCTTACCTTTATTAGGACCCTTGATATAGATCCATTTATCTTTTTCCTGTGGATACTTATATCTTTTAATCTCGCCTGCTAGTTTTCCAAGTTCTACTTCATTACAATCGAATCCATCAGTAATACGAGGACCATCATAGGGGGGCATCGGTGGAATAATTGGACCAGGATTCTGTTCACAAATAGAAAGGTATGGGAACAATTCACACAACCATTCCCACGGTGGTGGGTCAGGGAAGAGTGGAATAGGTTTCCTCGGATCAACATCACCAGGTTGTGGTTGAGGAGTCGGAACGATCTCAGGATAGCATCGCTGAACGATCTCCCTAATGACTTCACCAGGAGGAGTGAATGCGGGATCCTCCTCTGGTCCTTTCCTAGGTCTAGGATAGTTAGGACCATCATCTGGTTCCAAGAAAGGACCGATGGGACCATAGCACTGACCAACCAGATCTCTAATGACATCAGAACCATTAGGAGGAATAGGTTCTAACTCAATCTCTTTCTTAGGTCTCGGAAGGTAAGGACCAGGGTCAGGTTTCAGGGTGACAGGTAGACCGTCGTAGCAGTTGTCTACGATAGAACGTACCAGGTCACCAGGTTGTGCCGCAGGAGGGGTGATGAGAGTACCCTGCCTGGGTCTAGGAGTGCTTACAGCAGGACTACCTGCCTCCTGAGGGACCACCGCACGGGGGGGTTCACCAGGGATGTAGCAGTTGCCTACTGTGATTTGAATTGGGTTGACGGGAGCAGGGGGTTCAGGTTCTATACCCCTTCTCGGTCTAGTATAAGCGATGTTCCCTCCCACTTGGGGGAGGGGAGACTCGGGACCATAGCATGATCCCACAGTGATACGCACTTGCTCACCAGGTTGTGGCAGTACAATCGGCTGTGCTACTCCTGTCCTTGGTTTGACATACTGAGTAGCAGCAGACGTTGTACGCTCTGGTAGAGACGGTGGAGGACCGCTATAACAAGGATTGCCAGCAACCATGTATCACTTTACTTTACGAATGTATTTATTCTCTTCTAACCACTGCCTTGTCAGAGGTGTAGGTTCGTAGTCAGTCCACATCGTACCACGAGCACAGGACTCCAATGCTTCCTGTGTCATGTTCTCAGTCTTACCTGCCCAGGTTGCTTCTGCTTCCCAAGGACGTGCTGATGGTGGATAAGTACGCTTCACCATCTCTCGCCAGATCTCAGGTACATCTTCCTCTGGTTTGATGATAGCAATCATACTATTCTTGATGGTGCCTGCCATACAATCTTGTGCAGCGTGCCATCCTTCATGGCGGACAACACTCATCAGAATATGAGGACGATGTACATATGTCCTGTTGAGATAGAAGTGGTTGCTTACCGTATGGTACACACCACGATGTCCCACTGGGAAATACTTTTCATCAGCAAGGTGAACATGTACACCAATCTGCCCAAAAGCAACCATGATCTTGTCAAATTCATTAGCAACTGCATCCCAATCGGAATTAGGAAATGCAGCACGAAGGTCACCAGATGAGTAGATGCGTTCTACATCTTTGGTGCATTCTTTCAGGAGCATACAACCCATGGCATCCATGGTGTAGTATCCCTTAGTGGGTTCTGCCATTGCTGGTGCTCCCAGCAGTAGAGCAGGTAGGATATATTTGAGCATAAAAAAGAGGGTCCTAAGACCCTCTGATGATAGCACATACCATTGGATTTTGCCAATAGTATTTTAGCGGCGACGATATAAACTATTTAGACCAGAAGCAGATGATTCAAAGCTGTAACTGTCTGGTCTTTGTATTGGAATGCTACCTTATCCCAACCCTTACCAAACTTACTACCAGTCTCATCCTTCATGTACTTATCGATCCAGTAACAGCAGTAAGATACTGTACGATTCAAACCATTCTCCTTGTGCCAAAGAGTCTCCTTGGAAGCAAAGATCTTACTGGTCTTCCACTCATCTACGATGTGAGAAATACCATCCCAGTCTTTACCTCGGGTGTTCGCTGCCTTGTCATTAATGTCCTGCAAACCATCCAGGAGTTTTTGATTACGAGTGCCATACTTTTTGAGTGCCATAAGACCAGCACAAACAAGTGCTTGATCCCAAGAAGAAGCATCCTTCATCACACAGTCAAGTGCTTTGATCTCTTCAAGGAAGGCACCAACCTGACCAGGAAGTTCTGCTGCTTTTACAGTACCTTGATTCCAAACGTCAGGGAAATAGAAGTGACATGCTTTGTTCAAAGCAGAAATAATCTGACCCTTAATCAGTTTAGTTGACGTGGGTTGATAGTTATACATTCCAGAAATAATACCATAGAATTTCTCTTGGTTTCTTTCTACACTATCAGGAGAATCAAAAGTATTATACGATTGACGAATCCGATCAGGATCCTCAAACGCATACTCAATTACAAATACATCTTTGGGAATACAATCAGACCCTGCTCGTTCCCAGTTCAATGCTCTGGTGTTAGAATCAATCCTCCATCTGAATCCAGCAGGATACTTTTTACCATAAACTTCACCTGGTTCGGTGAGTTTGGCAAGGAAGACAACACAGTGCTCGGGGATCAGAGTAGAAAGATGTTTCTGTGCTTTACTCAAACGACCTTCTGTATTCCGTTGACAGAATACTTCTGGGAGTGCAGCAAAGTCATCATATGTCATCCAATATGAATTGATGATACCACTTTCTCTAATGGGCATTTCTGGAACAAGAGTTCCATCGCTACGTGTAACAGTCATAAGGACCTCGGTGTAAGTACGTTAACCACTTCCAATAAACGGTCGTGGGAGGTGAACAGTTCACTTGATGTGTGAACACTATTAGTTATAACATAAAAAAAGAGGGGTGTCAACCCCTCTTGTATATTACAGTGCGTTGCCCCGAGGCAAGACTTCTTCTGGAAATACAAACTGCTCATGCGGTTGGTCTATTGGAGCCATCCAGGCACGGAGTCCTTCATTGAGGAGGATGTTTTTCGTATAGAACGTTTCAAACTCTGGATCCTCTGCTGCTCTAACTTCCTGAGACACAAAGTCATAAGCACGAAGATTGAGTGCGAGACCGATGATACCAATAGAACTTGTCCAAAGTCCCATGACAGGAACGAAA